CGGCCCGACATCACACGCAGCAAGCAACAGTCAGCCCTCAGGTTGTGCCCCGCTACGAACGGGGGAAATGTGTTGGGCAAGGCCCAGGAACGCGCCGCGCGCTACATCATTGGCACCAAGGCCGTGAGAACCAACACGTGGCCGGCGTACCAGATCAAGGGCCTGCGTCCGATCGCCGCGAGCCAACGCGGCCCGCCAGCTGCACCAGCGAACACAGACCGTGGCAGCAGCCGACCGAGCCCCATCAACGCCACCAAACAGGCCGGCTCATACATGCCACCGGCCGCGCTTGCAAAACCGTTGGCGCCGAGCATCAGCCCATAAGCCACCAGCGCCGCCAGAGCGGCCGGCCAGCGCCCCAGCAGGTGCACCACGACCGCGCCGCTAGCGAACGTGGCCAGCAGCGGCCCAGCGCCCGTCCACGGGGCCAGCAGCTGCAGCCCAACACCAACGCCGACCACCACCAGCAAACGCGGCCCGATGCGCGTCACCAGATGACCGCCGAGGACGAAGAACAGCGGCATCGCGACCCGGCCGACTGTCAACCGCAACTCCGTCACGTCGAGCCACAAGGCCAGGTGATCGACCATCATGCACACGATCGCCAGGCCCCGCAGCACATCGAGGGATCGGTCGCGCCCGACCAGCGCCGGCCCCACCCGCCCGGGCACTTCGGTCATCGTCATGCCGGCACCGGTGCCGGCGCGGGTGGAGCCGGCCGGTTGGGCATGATCTTCGGTCGGAGCGGTTCGGTGTGCTTCTTGTGATCGTCGCAGCTACACGGTGTCACCCGGCGCTTGCCATTGCAGTTCATGCACATGCCCGAATCCGACGCCCAGCCGAGGCTCGTGACCGGCTCTAACGTGTCGTAAGCCGTGAACATCCTGGACCCGGGGCCCCAGTAGAACGCGATGATGTCGGGCTTGACCTCATCCCGCATCGCCCGGTGAGCCTCGAACTCATCCACCGACGACGGGTCGTAGGACCGGGCCGTGAACAGCCGGCGCCGGTGCCACAGCCGAGGCTGACCGTCAGGCGTTGCCGGCGATCGCTGAGGAAGCGCGGCAGTCATCAACGTGACCAGCTGCGTGACTTCCCTAATGACCTTGTCAGCCCGACCCCACGACGGCGTGGACCACGACAGCGATGCGTTGCACCGGCGCAGCTGGACCAGCTTGTTCGCCACCTGCGACGGCATCGCGGCTGACTCGCGGCTCGAAGCGATGCCGGTGATCTCATCCATCAAAATGTCGCCGTCAGACCAACCAACCAGTTGGTTGTACGCCTCGAACCGCACATAGAGCGGATGGGCTTGCTGATGAACAACGAACTCACCAGTTGGCTCAAGGTGCCGCACCCACACCCCGCCCGGATCGTCCGGGTCAAACGGCTGCAGCGTGGTTCGCATGATCTCCCGAGAATGCTTCACCGGGTCGTCGCACGTCGGCCCGCCCTCGCACGGCCGAGGATTCTTGTAGTCCAGCAGCCGGACCGTGGACAGCTGAGGCCGGCCGCGTTCCAAGTTCGCCAACGCGTCATAGACCATCAGCGCCGACTTGCCCGTCCCGTTCGGCCCGACATAGGCACGGATCGGGAACATGGAGCGTTTGAGCCGCGCACGCGCTGCCGGACGATCAGCGAGCCGCCCCATGTCAGCAGTCCACCGCTGGCGGCCTGGCGCCGGCGCTGCTACGCAGACGCGCCGACCCCCGACCTGGCGGCAGAGGTTGGAACGTCTCGCCCGTCTGCAGGAAGCCGGTCTTTTCCAGCACCCAGGCGATCGCCCCCATCGCGAGCACGAACGGGACGGCGATCGGCGCCAAAATGATCGCCACGTCTAGCGGCTGATTCCCGACGTTGTCGAGGAACTGAACCCCGACTGTGCCGGCGTCCGGTGCGAATGGACTCGTGCTCATCATCGGTAGTTCCCGGCCTCGTCGCGCTCACCCTCGTAGGTGTCACCCTCGAAGTACTCACGGCAGTCGGTGCAGTATTTGCTGCCAGCGGCCTGCACGTACCCGCACTCGCACCGGCCCCGGGCCGGCCCCTCGTCACCCACACCGCTCACGCGACCACCACCGCCATCGAACGCGCCACCCCCGGCATCGAACGCGCCACCCCCGGCGACTCCGAACTTGCTCATCACCCACCGGATCGCCAACATGGAGAGCACGAACGGGACGGCGATCGGCGCCAGGCCGACCACCGCGTCAAGCAGCTGATTCCCGACGTTGTCGACGAACTCAGCACCGACAGCGCCGGCGTCCGGTGCAGGTGGACTCGTGAACATCTAGCGATACCTCCAAGCGACGACCACGCAAAACAGCATGGCTAGGAACCACAGGCCGAACATGACCCACGGAGCAACGACCGCAACCGGCGCAACCCACGCGGCCGGCGCCAGAATCAACACCGCGTCCATCAAAACCCCCGGTGCGGCCGGCCGCGACGGCCCGGCGTTCGCCACGGCGACCTAACGCCAGTGTCATAGCCGGCCAGCGGAGTACGGACCAGCTGCCGGCGTAGCTTGAGCTTCCGGCCGCGCGTCAGGACAGCGATTAGCACACCGACGACGGCGAGCATGACCCACATCACGTGGCGCCACCGCCGCCGGTGGTCAGCGACAAGATCATGCGGCCGAACTTCACAGCCAACGCAACGCCGGTGCACACCATCATGAACGCCACTACATGACCGACTGCCGCGATCGGCACCCAACCGCCGAGCATGCTCACCGTCTCTAACGCGTTCGCGATCGCGCTAGTTGCGCTCAAAATCCACGATGGCGCGGTCCAGTCAGGCAGCAGGTTGATCAAGAACGCGGCCAAGTTGGAGAACACCCACATGATCGCCTCAGTGATCATGCCGCCACCGGGCTGTCCACATCGAAGGACTTGAGCAGGACGCGAGTGCCGGCGAAAAAGCCGCCCATGTAGACCATGCCCGTCGCCAACGGCATGTAGATGCCCAGCATGTAGGACGTGAGCGCGTTGCACGTCGAGAGCGGGTGAATCGTGAACGGCGCCGTCACCCCCGCAAGCGCAGGGAAGTTGAACGCTGGCCCCGCACAGTTCTGCTGAGCCTCCGTGTCCTTGAGCAGCACGATCGGCGCCACCGCATCAGTCATAGCTGACATGACCGTGGCCGGCGCCGTCCCGTCCCACGCCGTGCTAATCGCGCTCGCAGCATCCTGCACCGCCTGGTCGCTGGGAATGAACAAGCACTTGAGCGGCTCGATCACCCAATCCACCGGGTTGAACGACCACCCCGCTTTGCAGGTGCCCGGCACCGCCGGCGACCCCGATGCGTCAGCACACGCCACCGTGTTGACCCCCGGCGGGCACGGATCAACGACCGGCACCGGAGTCGGCGTTGCCGATGCTGTCGGCGCCGGCGTCGCCGTTACCGGGTCGTAGGCCGGAATGTCGGTGTCCTGACAGTGGCTCGCCGGTACGTTGTACGGACCGAGGGTGCAGAACAGGTTCGTGCCCGGGATCGGCGCCGGTGCGGTCGTCGTGGTTGTCCCGTCAGGGTTGGTGACCGGCCCGGGCATCGCCGTCTTTGCCTTGGTCAGCACGCACTTCAGGTCCAGGCATTCGGGGTAGCCGGACGGGATGACGTCGGTGGTCTTGATCTTCGGAACAATCGCGGTCTTGCGATCGGGATAGGTGCCGTCCAGCTCGACCGTGTCAGCGCCGAACCCGACCCGGTGCGGCAGCGACTCCGGACACGCCGGCGGGATGATCGGCGGATAGGTCGTATCGGCCTCTTTGTAGTTCGTCGCGTTGCCAATGATCGTGGAGTAGCTCGTGCCGCCCGGCGTGGCCGAGCACTCCGAATAAGGCCGGGTCTGCCGTTGCGGGTTCGGCGTCACCGTCGTCGGCGCTGGCACGCCGGTGATGATCGCGTAGTGCTGCCCGCTCCCCGGTGATGAGTTGTCCCGCACATGCACGTCTTTGGGCACCACCGACCCGGCGCACGGATTGGTCACCGTGAACGTCACCGCCGAGTTGACCGCCGAGGACGTCGAACCATTCCCTGTATTGTAATACCAAACGTTGTTGCTGCATTGTATGTAAGTGTAGAAGGTTCGCGATCCCCAACCGCTCGACTGGTTGTTCACAGTCGCCGTGACCGAAAACGTCGGCCGGGCCGTGTTATTCTGATTGCTGATGTTGCTCGCAATCTCTGAAATGCCGTAGTTCACGGGGCACGTGCCAGCAGTTCCCATGCTGGAGTGCCCGGTTGACCAGTTCAGGCACGCCCGAGGGCCAAAGCCCCACGTGTAGCCACTGATGTTGGGATAAGTCGAGACTTGATCATCGTTCGCGGTCTGCCCGGGCTTCTTGCTCCACGGCATCCCGCCGCCCGGGTCGTAGATCAGCGTCGCAATCGTGATCGCGGTCATGATGCCCCGGCCCCACGGTGTTGCCGTCACGATCGCCTTAGCCGCGCCCGGCGTGGTTCGCGGGCCCCCGCCAACCGCGTAGGCGTGCGCCTGTCGCTGCGTTGTGGCAGTCATCGCCGTGAAGAACGCCACGGACATGACCAGGACAGCAGCTGACGCCCGAGCCCACCGGGCCGGCGTTGCCTGCTGCATCATCGCTGGTTGTCCTTCCTGTCCTTGATTGGTTGGTGACTCGTGCCGGGGCCGGTAGGGCGAGAACCTGACCGGCCCCGGCACGAGAGCGCCGCTAGGGCTTCAGCGAAGCCTTCTTACGAAGGCCGAACTTGTTCAGCACCCAGCCGATGGTGGCGATCGCGAGAACGAACGGCACGGCGACGGGCGCCAGGGCGACGGTCGTGTCAAGCACCTGGTCCCCAACACCGTTCATCAGGGAGGTGCCAATCGCGACCGGGTCCGGGGGAGTGGCTGCCATAGAAATCACCCCCCCCCACGGCCTAGAAACCGCTCAGGCAGCAACATCAAGCCCCCGAGAAGAATGAGACGATGTAGGCGAGGAAAACCCCGCACACAACCGCAGCGACCAGCAGGATCATCGCGAGCTCGATCATGCGCGTAGCCCAACAAGCGCGTAGACCCACCGGAACACCCGCAGGAACATCAGCGCCACGAACAGCGACGCCGCCACACCCATCAGCAGACCGAACGCCGCCGGCCAGTAGTGCCCGGCGTTCACAGCAGCCTCTAGCTGCGTGACGAAGTCATCCACGGAAAGACCGCCCCTCGCGGGGCATACGACCCGCTTTGTCAAGCACCCGGCGTGTCGAACCGATCACAACCTGTGCCACGAACAGCGACGCCGCCACACCCATCAGCAGACCGAACGCCGGCCAGTAGTGCCCGGCGTTCACAGCAGCCTCTAGCTGCGTGACGAAGTCATCCACGGAAAGACCGCCCCTCGCGCCGAACCAGCGCGAACACGGCCAGCATGACAAGCACCGCGAGGATGCCGAACAGCCCAAAGCCGGTGGACGTTGCTAGGTCAATCCCTCCAGCAACGACATACGTGCATCCGCTCACGTCGTGCTCAGCCGCGCAGGCATCCGCCGCCGCGTTCGTCGCCGCCCCACCTGATGCCATCGTGACCGGCACCGGCGTCGCGAACGTGACCGGCCCCGCCGGTGTGTTGTTCACCGGCGGGCACTCCACCGCAAACGGCTTCGTCGTCGCCAACCCGACGACAGCCCAGGCCGCACTCCGTTGAGTCGCCGTGTACGTCCAAAGCCGATTGCAGTTCCGCGAATCCGGTAGCCAAGTCATCGCCACGCACAGCGAGGAGCACGGACCGGCCGTAACGTGGTGACCGAAGTTCGGCTGATCCGACGTCACGTCGATGCGATCGGTCGTCACATCTCCCGCGCCCTGCTGGACCTCCGCCGACACCACCTTCGTCACAGGGTCTTGTGACAGCAAAAGCGTTGGTTCAGCCCACGCGTACGACGAGCCGAGCAACAGCACGCCTAGGACGGTCGCGAGCACGACACCCGCCCGCCCTAGACGTACCGCCAGACCTCGAAGCCGCCGCGTCACGAGAACCCGCCCAGCAAGATCGCGCCAGCCGCCACCACAACAAGCGCCCAAGTCACACAAAACGCCAGGACCGCTACCCACAGCCAGACCACCTGCATCGCCGGGGACGGCCGCGCGTCATCGTCCTCGAACTCAACCCAACGCCCGTTCACAGCGACGCCCCCGGCAACCCAGGCCGGCGAGCAGTCACCCGCACCCCCGACCCGGCGCGATCGCACGACAAGCAAACCAGCAGCTGCCCAGCCCCACGACGTGAGCAGAACAACGACAGACCGCCCTTACACGCCTTGCACCGCAACGCGTGCCGGGCCCCGCTCACAGCAGCACCCCCGAGCCGTACAGCCACCGGAGAACCCCAAGAGCCAGGAAAGCCAGCGCAATCCACCGACCAGACCGCGACCGAGGCAAGTACCGGATCATCCTGCGCCACAAAACGCGCAGATGGCCGGCCGCTTCGGCATAAACCGCACCGATCGACAAACCGAACAACGACGACGCTGCAATGCACTCCGCACATTGTTTGTCAATCGCCGATAATCGACATTGGGTGCTTTTGCGGTACTCTGCACGGAGGCTTCTCCTGCCGGGTTGTGGTTGGGAGAGGTCCAGGCCCCGGAGCGCAGCTACGAACTGCACCGGGGCCGACCTATGACGGCTAGGACGCCCTCGTGACGGACGTCAGGCTGGCCGCCGCGGCTGTCGCTGGCGCGTCGCCACGGTGCTGGTAGACCAGCCACTCACGGAACCGGCCACCCATGAACACCTTCAGCTGCTCGACCTGCACGGCCCAGCGCACGACGACGCCCTTCTTCAGCTCGGACTGGACTGACTCCGGCACACGGACCGTCAGCAAGGCCCGCAGGTCGGCGTCCACCACCCCGTTGAGCACGGCCGGGCAGTTCACCCCCGCCTCGAAGTACGACGACGCCGCGCGCCCCCGCGTCTTGCGCACCTCACCCGAGGCTGTGGTGTAGTCCTCAGGCTCCCGAGCATCCAGCTCGACGCGACGTGTTCCGACGACGGTTCCCTCGACAACGAGGTAAGGCAGTGCCTGCATGACTTCTCCCTGAGAGTGGTTGTCCCCGCTACGAACGAGGTCTGCAAACGGCACTCTCTACCCCAAACCGACTTCCGTCAACCATCACGCGGTGTTACCTGATCGTGTCCTCAAGGACAGACCCGAAAAGCCGATCACGGACAGCATGACGTGCGACGTCTGCGGCCGAACAGCACCACTGCTGACCCAGGCCCACCCACTGCGGCCGCGCCTACGCGCCTGGCAAGTTTGCTCACCCTGCGCCCATCGCATCCGCGCCGCCTTTCCAAGACGCCCCAAGGGTCCACGAACGCCGAAGTCCCCTGCGCTGCAAGGAGTCTGGTAACCATGCGCACGATCCCCGAGCGCGAGGCCGAGCAGCTGTCGGCAGACCTGCTCAGCGCTGCCCAGGAGCTACGAGAACACGCCGCCCAGCACCTCTATCGCGCGGATGCGTGCAAAGCCGTCGGTGAGCGGATTTTGGCGACCTACCACCGCCGGCACGCCGAGTTGATCCACGCTCAAGCCAACGACCTCACCCGTTGGCGGCAGTTTTTGGCGCAGAGGACAAGCCCTGTGCCGGTTGCGAGCAGTTCCGTGGTCCGCAAGCGGCCCACTGCACCGGACATTCCGGCACAAACCAGGCGCGTGGTCGAGCGGGAGCCGAACAGCACCAGGGGAACGCCTTCGATCCTGTCTCGGTGCTCGTCACCTACGGATTCCTGATCGAGTGAACTTCGAGCCAGAAAGCCCGCCTCGAAGTCCACCGCGCTTCGCTTCGATCCGGACCCACTCCGGTTCCTGCGCGCCGTGACAGTCCTGCGGTGTTCCCCCCGGATGGGGGGACGCGAGAGACCCCAACGGAGAGGCTTCATCATGGCGACTGACAGCACCGAATCCCTTACGCCACAGGCAATCTCGAAGGCGGAAGCCTTCGACCGGATCTGCGGGTACACCTTCGGCTTGCGTTACGATGCCCGGCTGAACCGCGAGGACGACCCAGTGCTCTTCGACCTGGTGCAGTTCATCGACACCGTGGTCGAGCGAGTCGTGGAATCTACGCCAGGGCTGCCGTTCGGGCGACGGGCCTCAGGGCAGCACTCGAACCCGGCCGGGGACATCCCCCAGTCGGGATAGCTGCTCGGCCAGCGCGGGTCCGTTGTTCACCAGCAAGAACCCGCCGGCCAGAGCATTCGGTCCCGGCTGGGTGCTTCACCCAGTCGGGACAGCTGCTCGGCCAGCGCGGGTCCGTTGTTCACCAGCAAGAACCCGCCGGCCAGGCCGCCGGCCGAGCATGGAACTTTGCGCCGGCGCGTCACTTTCCGCTTCGGCTGACGTAGCTCACCGGTGCTCTCCTCGAGAACCTGGTCGCCGCGCGGAACCTGCCAGCTGCTCGTGAGCCGGCGAGATCGGGCGATCCGGCGCAACGTCCGCCGGACCTGCACATACCGTTCCGCGTCCACATACACCTCGCAGCGGACCCGCTTGAGCCCTGGGTGACCCCAGAACCTGCCCGGCCCGTTGCCGGGGCTCTGCCAGGCCAGCGGGACCTGATGCTGGTACTCCTTGCCACCAGCTGCACCGCCGTGCTTGGTGAAGTAGACCGCCAGCCGCTTGGGATCGGTGCACGAGGCGCCGCGCTTGTAGTCAATGCGGGTGCCGGCCAGTCGGTGCCGGCGGCGCTGCTCCGGGTCCGGATGCGCGACCACATCGGCCCAGTTGTGCAACACCCACAGGCGAAACCGCACACGCAGCTGCTCGCCCTCGTCATCAACGCCGCCGCCGGCAATCCTTTCCGCAATGCATTCTTTGCATTCACACACCACCGTTTGGACCGGCTCAACAATGAACATGTGAAAGTGCGGAGCGCCCCGGCGTTGGAATTCGAGTTTCCACAACAAAGGCGGCTTATCGCACCGAAAAGCGCGCGCCCAACGCTTTCTCAAAGCCTCCACGTGTGCTTTGACCACTTCACCCGACGATGCGCAGCTCTCCCACTCGGCCGGGTAGGTCAGGGTCAGCATCGCCGGCGTCCGGCCGGCCGCCAACAACGGCGCGTAGTCAAGCTCCGACAGGCACCTGGTCATGTTCACCCTGGACTTGCGGGACCACTCAGTGATAGCCCGAGATCCGCGCCGGCCCCAGTTGATCTCCGGAAAATCACGATCCCGCCCGGCTTGCCCAGCAGCTGCAGCCTCGATCAGCGATCGGCCCTGGCTGTCATGTTCGGCCGCTCGCTGCTCCCACGGGAACCGGCCGGCGCCGGTCGGCTGAACCTTCCACCCGGCGACCGCATCCGTGACACTCGGCACGTCCTCGCTCGAATAGCCGACGCCGCGGCCCCTGCCAGCTGTTCGGGCCCGCCGTTCATGGTCGATCGACCGGACCGACACCGCACCAGCTGCCACCCCAACGATGAAGTCGCGGCCCTCCTCGAGGACCTGCCACGGCTTGACCCAGTTCGGCTGCTGGGTGACCTGGTCTACGAACATGCCAGCCGCCGCCCGAACCAGATCAACCGGCGGAAACCGGCGAGCAGGATCAGTGAACGCACGCAGCTGCTCGACCAGGTCGACCTGGCCAAGCACGTCGACGTCAGCACTCGTGGCACCGAT